GCTTCGGCGGGTTGACGAGGTTGTCGCGGCCCAACCGGACCGGCTCGGCCGGCTCCGGCTCCGGCTCCGGGTCGGGTTGGACGAACAGATGCGGCGCCACGGCGACGAGCTCGTGACCGTCAGGGAGCTCGTCCCCGGCCCGACACGTGAGGTCGAAGTGGGTGAAGTCGACAGCGACAACGGCCATCGGAACCTCCGATCAGATGATGGCGACACCGAGCAGCGCGGGCGTCTGGGCGCGGCGGGTTCGCCGGTCACAGCGCGTGACCGGCGTGCAGGACCGATGGCGACGGTTTGGTCAGGCCTTGCGGGTCGTCGACTTCTTGGCCGGCGTCTTCGCGGCCGCCGGCGTCTTCGCGGCCGGCTTCGACGCCGGCTTCGGCGCACGCTTCGCCGGTGGCTTGGTGGCTGGCCGCGGTGGCGTCTTCGGGATCTGGCTGAGCGCGTCGGCGCGGTGGGCGAGCGCGTTGAGCGCAGCGTCGATGCACTTCACCGCGTCGTCGGCGTGCGTGTACGGCTTCGGGCCGTCCTCGGGCATGGGGTCACGCTCGCGGTCACCGACCGCGTTGAGCACGATGCGAGCGTGGCGCAGCTCGCTGATGGCGCTGTCGACAGCGAGGGTGTTGGCATGGTCGATCACGGTGTGATCCTCCGATCGGTTGCGAAGGGGGTTGGTTCAGATGACGCCGAAGACGCCGGCGAACTGGAAGGTCGATGTGGCGATCGTTGCGACGAACCGGAACCAGTCGTCGGTGAGCGGGCCTGGCACGGACAGGAACTGCCAGCCGATCGCCGACATCGTGGCGAAGGTGATCTGTACCGCCGGCGACGGGAACCCCGACGCGTTGTCCGACTGCACTGTCACCGCAAGGTTCGTGCCCGCCGCGGCCGGTACGAACAGGCCGGCGTACAGCGACCGGCCAGCGGGCACCGCACCGAGCTGCACCGCGGTGCCCGTCAACCCGGCCGTGGTGCGAGTCGCCAACGGTGCGCCGACGAACCCGTCGACATCCGCGGCGTCCGACACCACATCGAGCGCGAAGTCGGTGACGGCCTGGTTGTCGCCGAGGTACATCGCCATCTTCGCGAGCCGGCCGCGCATCATCGTCGCCGGATCACCAGCGACCGTGGCCGAGCCCTGCGGGAGCACAGCGAACGCCTGTTGTGTGCCGGCCTTCGACGAGTTGAAGGTCTGCGAGATCCCGCCCGACGCGACGTCGGCGTGGCCCTTCAGCGATCCGGACGACCGGTTGCCGCACGGGATCAGGACCTCGAACCCCTTCGCCGCGTACTGGCGGGCCGGCTTGAAGATCGCCTCGTGCATGATCTCGAACTCGGCGGTGAACGGGGAGAGCTCCATCGAGCCGACCAGCAGCTGTGCGTCGACGAGAACCTGGGGCATCAGTTGCCACCCTTCCTGGTCAAGATGGTGAGCGGGACACGTGCGACCCAGCCGTTCTCCTCGTTGCCGCCGACCGACTTCAACGGCACGCATGAGGCGACGACGCCGCCGCAGGTCCGGTCACGCCAGAACGCCGACGCGATGCTCAACGGCGTCGCGATCCCGAGCACATCGTCGAGGAGCATCTGAGCGTCCTCGGATCGGGTGGCGCCGGTGTCGACGATCGCGTCGAGGAACACGTCGGTCTCACCCTTGGGGCCCATCGTCTCGAAGTAGGAGACGTAGTCACCGGCCGGTGGTTGCAGCGTGATCGACGGTGCCGGCACACCGGGGATCGCGTAGGGGAACACGTTGATCACGACTGTCGTCGGCTGCAGCGGGTTCAGCTGACCGAACAGGTAGGTGGCGATCCCCTGGCGGATGGTCGCCAGGTTGACGAGCTCGAGGTCGCTCACGCGAGGCCCACCGTGCGATCGGTGCGCCGCCACGCCCTCTCGAGCCGGGTGATCAGCTCGGCCTGGCGGGTGCGGACGTTGCCCCAGTCCGCGACCTGGAAGACGCCGAACCGGACGTCGCGGTAGAGGATCATGTCCTTCACGAGGACCTTGAGCGCCTCGATGAGTGACGCCGGCAGCGTGCCGAAACCCCACGCGGCGTTGACGGTGATCGTCGCCTCGCCACGGTTGAAGTACCACGGGATGCCGTTGAGCCGGCGCACCCGATGGTACGGGCGGTACTCGCCGCCCGGGCCACGATGGTTGAGCAGCTCCGCTTGCCACGCCGTCGTCGCGACGACCGTGCCTTTCTCGACGATCGAGGTGATCGTGTCGCAGTCGTCGATGAACAGGATGTCGGACCAGCCCTCGGGCGCGAACACTCGCGACGTGCTGGCGCCGGCGGCGACGAGCTCACGCCCGATCGTCGACGACACCAGCTCGAACGCTGCGTCGACCGAGTTGTCGAAGATCGGGTCCTCGCTGGCGCCGGCGAGCGTTGTCCGCACGTACGCCTTGAGGTCCGCGCTCGAGGGCAGGGTCGGCATCAGTGCGCCGTCGTGCCGCCGTCGTCGGCGCCGACACCGGCCGACACGAGCTCGTCGCCCGAGTCGGCCGGCGCGGTGTCCACGCTCGTCCCGCCAGCGGCCGCTGCCTCGGCACGCTTGGCGCGCCGCGCCTTGCGTGACGCCGGCGGTGCCGGTTCGCCCGGCTTCCGCGGCTTCGGTCCACGGGTCGTGGTCCGCACCTTCGACCGGTCTGCCTCGGTGGTACGGACCTCGCCGTCGTCGCCAGCCGCTGCCGGATCGTCGTCGAGGCCGGCGACAACACCATCGTCGTCGACGGTGACACCGTGGCGGGCGAGCTCGGCGTCGACGTCGGCGAGACCCTGCACCGCCGCGACACGGCGGACGTCGGGCACCGACGGCCGGCTCTCACGCACGTAGCCCTCGCGTTCGATGAGCAGCCCGCGGAGGTACTCGACCTCCGAGTTCGCACGACGCGGTGGTGCCGGCACATCGGACTCCGGCGCGATCTCTTCCGGGAACCCGGAGACCGTCCCGTCGTCGTCGACAGCGATGCCGTAGCGGGCGAGCTCGGCGTCGATCTCGACGACCGACTCGCGCTTGCGCAAGTTGTGCTCGCGCTCGATGAGGAGACCTTCGACGTACGGCATCAGGTCAGCACCACGTACGGGATCGACGCGTGAGCCGCGCCGGACGCGATCGTCGTCGGGGCGGTCCCGCCGAGCGCGGAGCCGTGCGACTGCGACAACACACGAGCGGAGAGCCCGAGGTTGCCGGTCACCACGGCGTGGCCGGCAGACGCGCCGCGCAGCGTCGGGACCGTCGTCGCGGTCCAGCTGAGCGACACGTAGTACAGGCCGGACACCAGCGCGACCACCGGTGTGGTGAGCGGCACCGTGAACGGCGAGTTCGCGGCACGGGCCGTCGAGCCGAAGTCGGCCGACTGCGACAGCAGGTTGCCGGACGGGTCGTACACCGCAGCGAACCCCGCCGTCGGCGTACCGGCCGCGGTGCCTCCCGTGAGGAAGCTGACGTTCGAGATGAGGTCGCCCTTCTGGACCGGCACACCAACCGCCAACGCGACACCGGTGGCGGCGATGGCAAGGTCGGCGGCGGCACCCCAGCGTGGGATCGACTCGGCGAACGTCGCGTTCACCGGCGATCCCTGCCGGATGTGATCCTCGTTGCGGGCAGGGAGCTTCTTGGTCATAACAGAACCTTCTTTCTCCGCCGGATATCCGGCGAGGACGGGGTGCACGCGCGCACCCGCCCAGGAGCGGGACGGCCACGCGCGTGCAGGACGTTGTGATCAGGTCGTGATCAGGATCAGAAGCTCGGCGTGGTGAGACCGGTGCCGGCGATGATCGAGATCGACTTCGGGTACCGCTGCGTGTAGAAGAAGATGAACCCGCCGACGGCGAGACGCACCTGGCCGGGGGCCGTGGTCGGCGCCTGCTCGAACCGGAACTCCATCAGCGGATCCCGCCACAGCACCAGGTCGGTTGTGCGGCAGATGATGATGCGGTCCTCGTTCGTGCCGGCGCCGAGGTTCGACGGGATGTTCGCGTCCGTGATCACGGGCAGGTTCTGCAGCTGCCCGACGATCTGGCCGTACTCGAGCGCAGTGCCCATTCCGTAGAACGGGTGCG